GTTAAACATGACATTACAGAAACTATCTCAGTACGGAAAACCCTTTCAGGTAAAGGTATTAGGTGCACTTTTAACAGACAAAGCATTTTTATTGACTGTTAGAGATGTACTTAAAGAAGATTATTTTGATTCAGATACACACAAGTGGATCATTACTCAAATTATGAAGTACTTTGACAAGTATCATACAACGGTTACGATGGATGTACTTAAGGTCGAGTTACAGAAGATTGAGAATGAAGTATTACTTGTAGCTGTAAAAGAAGAACTTAGAAACTCCTACGCATCTTCTCAAGACGATTTAGAGTACGTAGAGGAAGAGTTTACTACATTCTGTAAGAATCAAGAAATGAAGGCAGCTATTTTACAATCAGCTGACTTATTAAAAGCAAGTGACTTTGAAGGAATCCGAGGCTTAATCGAACGAGCTATGAAAGCTGCTATGGATAAGAGCTTAGGTCACGAATATAATAAAGATATCGAAACAAGATATCGAATAGACTACCGTCCTACTATTCCAACCCCTTGGCCTATCTTAAACGAATCTATTCAAAGGCGGATGGGGACCTGGCGACTTAATTATTGTCTTCGGTAACCCAGGAGGTGGTAAATCTTGGACGATGGTAGCAGCAGCAGCACATGCTGTAAAGTTAGGGTACAAAGTTAACTACTATACTCTAGAATTAGGAGAAGATTATGTAGGTAAACGTTTCGACTGCTATTTTACTGGGCATAATATTGACGAAGTAAATAAACATAGAAAAGAGGTAGAGACACATATTAGTAACTTGAAAGGTAGTCTTATCGTAAAAGAGTATGCTCCTAAAGCAGCTACAGTAAATACCATTAAGAGTCACGTTCAGAAGTGTATTGATATGGGACATAAACCGGACTTAATTGTTATTGACTATGTCGATTACTTAAAAGCACCTTCCAAAGGAAAGTTTGCAGAACGTAAAGATGAAATCGATGACGTATTCATTGCTACAAAAGCTTTAGCTAAAGAACTAAAAGTACCGGTATTAACACCGTCACAGGTTAACCGTATGGGTGCTAAAGACTCAGTTATTGAAGGAGATAAAGCTGCAGGTTCTTATGATAAGATGATGGTAGCAGATATTTGTTTATCTCTATCAAGACAAAAAGAAGACAAGGTATTAGGTACAGGACGTTTACACGTTATGAAGAATAGATACGGACAGGATGGTATGACGTATAACGTAAAAATGGATACTAATAATGGTCATATAGATATCGAAGGAAAAGCAGATTTAGATATGGATGGCAACTCTACGCAAGGTGCACATTTTGAAATTGCTAAGAAATTTTTTGAAGAAAACTAAGACCAACTTGACTGGAGATGCTATTTATTTCTACATCCTCGAAAGCATCTACAGCTAACTTTACTCGAGGATTTATTATTTTAAAATAAACAAATATACTATGGGACTAATTGATGAGAGAGTTGTTTATAAGCCGTTTGAATATCCAAAAGCATACGATTACTGGTTAAAACAACAACAAGCGCATTGGCTTCATACTGAAGTACCAATGGCACAAGACGTGACGGATTGGAAGTCAAATTTAAAAGATCACGAGAAGAATGTAGTAGGTGGTATATTAAAAGGTTTTGCACAAACGGAAACTGTAGTAAATGATTATTGGACAGGATTGGTGACTAGCTGGTTTAGAAAACCAGAAGTTATTATGATGGGCACTACGTTTGGTTCGTTTGAAACAATTCACGCCGAAGCTTATTCTCTTCTTAACGAACAGTTAGGATTAGATAACTTTGCAGAATTCTTAGAAGATGAAGCTACAAAAGCAAAAATAGAAGCCTTAATGAATGTAAGAGATAGTCATGACGGAACTCCGGATTGGCATGCAAGAGCTAAATCATTAGCCATATTCTCAGCATTTACAGAAGGAGTAAACCTTTTCTCATCATTCGCAGTATTACTGTCATTTAAGATGAGAAATAAGTTAAAAGGAATTGGACAGATTGTTGAGTGGTCTGTACGTGATGAATCCTTACACTCAGATGCAGGATGCTGGTTATTCCGTCAGTTAATGGAAGAGTATCCTGAAATCAAAACAGAAAAGTTACAAGCAGAAAATCGAAACAGCAGCTCATTTAGCTTTGAAGCTAGAGTTTGATTTTATCGATAAAGTTTTTGAATTAGGTGATTTAGAAAATCTTTCTAAAGACGAGCTTAAGAACTTTATTAAGCATAGATGTAAATACAAAGATGGGTGATTTAGGTTTGAAACCTTTGATCCCTTCTGACCAGATTGACAAAGGAGCATTGAAGACTATGAAATGGTTTGATGCAGTAATTGCAGGTAAACAGCATACCGACTTCTTTGCAAATAGAGTAACAAACTACTCTAAAGGACACATGGACTGGTCGACAGCATTTTAATAACATATAATTTTTAGACGATGGCATTACAAGTAGATACCTCCACCTGGGAAGTTGGAAAAGACTATCCCGAATGGATGAATGAAGTTTCCTTAGCAACAATTTCAAAAGGATACCTATTACCAGGAGAAACTCCTCGGAAAGCGTATAAACGAGTTTCAGATACAGTAGCAGCAAGATTAGATCGTCCAGACTTAGCTCCAAAGTTTTTAAAGTACATGTGGAAAGGTTGGTTAAATTTAGCCTCTCCGGTACTTTCAAATACAGGTACAGATAAAGGATTACCTATCTCTTGTTTCGGTATTGATACTCCGGATTCAATTAGAGGTATTGGCTTAACAAATGCTGAGTTAATGAGATTAACTTCTCTAGGCGGCGGTGTAGGAATTGGGCTTAGTAGAGTAAGAGGACGTGGTTCCAAAATTGGAAACGGAGATATGGGACAGTCAGAAGGTATTGTACCTTGGGCTAAGATATACGACTCTACTATTATTGCAACTAACCAAGGAGCAGTACGTAGAGGAGCAGCATCCGTTAACTTGGATATCAATCACCCAGATATTAAGGAATTTTTACAGATTAGACGTCCTAAGGGAGATCCGAATAGACAGTGTCTAAACCTACACCAATGCGTTGTAGTGGATGATACGTTTATGGAGAAGATCGAACGTAGAGACCCTGAGGCAATGGAAGTCTGGGTAGAAATACTAAAGGCGAGAGTAGAGACAGGTGAACCTTATATTATGTTTAAGGATAACGTTAATAACGCTAACCCTCCTGCATATGTTAAGAACAACTTAGATGTATCTATGACTAATATCTGTTCGGAGATTACATTACACACCGATGAAGAGCATAGCTTTATTTGCTGTCTATCTTCAGTAAACTTAGCTAGATGGGAAGAATGGAAAAACACAGACTTAGTTGAGACTGCAATTTACTTCTTAGATGGAGTATTAGAAGAGTTTTTAGCTAAGACTAACGGAAAAGATTCTTTAATCAGAGCTCACCGTTCAGCTAAAAAAGGTAGAGCATTAGGATTAGGTGTACTAGGTTGGCATACATTATTACAGCAAAAGAAAGTACCTTTCGTAGGTATTGCTGCTAACAGTTTGACACATCAGATCTTTTCACAAATTAAATCTCAAGCAGAAGCAGCTTCTAGAAAGTTAGCTGATGAATATGGAGAACCAGTTTGGTGTAAAGGAACTGGAATGCGTAATAGCCACTTAATTGCTATCGCACCTACAGTATCTAACTCTACTATTTCAGGAGGCGTATCAGCCGGTATTGAACCACTACCTGCAAATGTTTATACATTTAATTCAGGTAAAGGAACCTTTATACGTAAGAATGCTGAATTAGAGGCTTACTTAGAAGAAAGAGGTCACAACACTGAGGAAGTTTGGGATCAAATTATGAGAGATAGAGGTTCTATCGCAGGCTTACCAGAAGAAGTAATTCCAGCAGAAGATAAACCTATTTTCCTTACCTTTGCTGAAATTAACCAACTACAATTAGTTGAGCAAGCAGCCGTACGTCAGAAGTACATTGATCAAACACAATCCTTAAACTTAGCTTTTGACCCGACAGATAGTCCTAAATTTATTAACTTAGTTCACCAGACGGCTTGGAAGTTAGGAGTAAAAACCTTATATTATTTAAGAACAGATTCAGTTATTAATGGAGATATCGGCAGCCGAACCTCAGAAGATTGCTTGAGCTGTGACGGATAAAAAGTAAATTATGGAAAAAGTTTTAATCGAAAACGCAGTAGGTACTGAAATCTATAAAATACCCAACCTCTTAACAGAGGAAGAATGTAATTACTTGTGCGACCTCATTGATAAAAATAATCAGAGGTCCACAGTAGTTGGGTATGGAGGAAATGTTAACATTGTAAGTGATGCTAGAACGTCAAGTACATGTTCTTTTCCTATAAACGATGAAAAGGTTTCTACTGTTAATTCAAGAATACACCTTACTTTAGATATACCTGAAAGCCATGGTGAACCCATGCAAGGGCAGTTATACGAGGTTGGTCAAGAGTTTAGAGACCACCACGACTTCTTTACAGGAAAAGGCTTTACAGATAACTGCTTACACTCAGGACAACGAACCTGGACGTGTATGGTGTATCTAAACGATGTAGAAGAAGGAGGAGAGACTGAATTTCCAAGATTAGGACTTAAATTTACACCAGAAAAAAGGAACTGCAATTATATGGAAGGATTCTAACGGCAGCGGCTTTGAAGATCAAAACACTTTACACGGAGGACGTCCAGTAATCAACGGAAGTAAGTACATTATCACTAAATGGTTTAGAGAAAACCCGTTTGACAGTAACCAAGATAGGATTTTAGGTGCAGAATACACACAATTTACAAAAAAACCGGCCAATACACAGCAAAATACTTTTTTAATGAAGTTTCCGGTTTCAAAAGGAGTAATACAGCCAGTTTTACTTGAAGAGTTACAGAATTTTCTAAAAGAACAGCCTAGTAAGTTTGAATACACACCGGATGACACTAAAGGATTAGATAAATACCTGTTTAACATAGAGCAAGAAATTGCAACAACGTTCACAGACTTATCAGACGAACTTAAAACCAAGTTAGGTGCCTATTTTCTACCTGCAGTTAAACATTTGACTGGTAAAGTTATGGAGCATACATTTACCTACGGTATAAGGACGTACCAAAAAGGTTCTTTAATGAAGCTTCACACAGACCGCCCAGATATATGCCCACTTACAGTGTTGCTTAATGTAAATCAACAGGTGAACGTACCTTGGCCTTTTACTTTGCTAGATGGAGCAGGTGATTCTAGAGATCACTTTTTAGAACCCGGACAGTACCTTATCTACGAAGGAAGCCAATTAAGACATGGAAGAAAACGCCCTTTAGAAGGATCTTCCTATAGTAATATTTTAATACAATATAAACCCTCTTTAGCTGCAGTTAGCTAGTTCGTATGAGAAAAGAACATTCTGAAATATTTGTAAGCATAGCTTCGTATAGAGATAGCGAATTAATACCTACAATAGAAGACTTATATGCAAAGGCTAAAAATCCTGATTATATTAGGGTAGTAGTTCTTTTGCAAACTGATTTTGAGACAATAGATTACCATAAGAAGTATTTTGAAGACCGTAATGTAGAAATATACAGTATAGACTATAGGTTGACAAAAGGAGTTTCGTATATTAGAAGTAAGATCCAGCATTTTATCGAAAATGAAAAGTACTATCTTCAGATAGACTCTCATATGAGATTTGCAGAACATTGGGATGAAAAGTTTATCAACTATTTACAGAAAGCTAATAGTAAAAAACCTATAATATCTTTCTACCCGGTAGCTTATACCTTAGAAGAAGGAGTTACAAGCTCCTCAAGTTATTCGAAATGAAATTAGAGGTTTAAATATGAAAGCATGTTCAGCAATTGGACATGGACTTAGTAAAGAGTTATGCGCTAGAGACAACGGAGATGATAAACCAATACAAGGTAATACCGTAGCAGCTGGTTTTCTATTTGCACCTATAGAGTACGTAAAAGAAGTCCCTTACGATCCAGAAATCTTTTGGAACTACGAAGAATCAGATCAAACCTACAGAAGCTTTACTCACGGTTGGGACATTTTTGTACTTCCAGAATGTTTAATCTGGCATAAGTACAACACAGGAGGTAGTTCTCCTCAGCATTTTACAGAGATAGCTGCTGCAGGTGGAAGAGAAAACAAATCTAACGATCACGCAGAAAATAAATACTTTAACCCTAAGTACAAAACAGATTACCCTTTAGGTAACGTTAGAACTTTAAAAGAGTTTGAGATATTAAATAATATTGATTTCGAGAATAAGGTACACAATAGAGAGAAAGAGAATAAAGACCTTTTAATTGTAGTACCATACCGTAACAGAGAAGAACATCTAAAGACTTTCTTAGAAAAGACACCTAAATACTTCGACGATAGAAACATTACATATGACATTCTAATAGCGGAGTTAGACGACATAGGAGAATGGAATGCAGGACTGTCTTGCAATTCTTTAATTAACTTTAGAAAAAAAGCAAACTACAAATACCTTTACATACACCATGTAGATGTTTACCCTGTTGAAGGTGAGTGGAAGTTTCCGGAAGAGGGTACTATCTACAAGCATTTAGGGGATGTAGGAAGTTGTTTAATGAAATTCGAAGACTTTTTTACTGTTGGAGGATATAGAAACATATACTGGGGTTGGGGAGCAGAAGACGACGATATCTACAATAAACTTTTATTCAAAGGATTCAAAGTAGTAGATGTGACGTTACTTCCAGACTACCCTGTTAAGTTTGATACAGGTTTTCAAAACCATGAAAGAGTCTTTAAAGGAGTTAATTATAGCACGAACTTAGAAGTACTTTATAGACAGCCAAACCGAAACGAGGATTCTGTTTTTGATACAAACCATTACGGAAGAACTCACAGTTTAACTCAAATAGGACAAAACATTTATAAACATAATATAGAGCCTTTAGTGAAAGCACCTGTAGATACAAAAAAAGATAACTTAATCGTTTCTTACATAAAAAATATGACACTAGGTGGAGCATATCCATTTATAAAAAGTGTTTGTTATTTTGCACAATACAACTACGACATCACCATTATAGATTCTTCTGTAGAACCTAATCAAGATGTAATTAGAGAGTTAGAATCTTTTGGGTGTAATATTGTATATAGAAAACCGACATATAATAACTTATTCTTAGATAGATTAGATGCATTCAGAGAGTACTTTAAAAGTACTAACTACAAAAAAGTACTTCACTTAGATTTCCAAGACATTTTCCTACAAGGTAATCCTTTTGATATTATTAAGGACACTCCTGAAGGATCATTAGTCATGACTTCGGAAGGTATTCCAATTCAAGATCAAGCTTGGAATAGTCAAGTTGTAAAGATATGTTACGGACAACAAATGCATGATGCAATTGGAGCATACGAAGTTATTAACTGCGGTGTTATTGGAGGAGATCCTAAAGCATTTTGTGAGATGGTAGATATTGTAGAAAAAGAATACGATACACTTCCTCCTGGAGTTCAAGCAATTTACGGAGTAGATCAAGCTATTATGTTAAAGCTAATATACGGTGATCAGCAGATTAGACCGCATGTATTGAGAGAAGATAATCCACTTGCAATACACTTACACACCTACTTTAATGACCCAAAGGAATTTAATAGATTTAAAAATATTTCTATAATTAACAATAATATTGTAAAGAATAGTAATTACGAATTGTTCAAAATAGTGCACCAATTCAACAGATCCCCAGAAATGTACAGTGCAACAGTTGATCATTTTGTAAAAAGTTTAAGACCACCACAAGAATAGAGTCATCTATACTTATATTTTCGATATTTATATAAAGTAAAACTATTCAGGTTAGATGCCAAGTTACCAGTTCCCTTCAACCGCCAGCGGTATAAACGTAGACGATCACTTAAACGATTTCCTTGTCGAAAACGACTTAAAAGGAATACACTCGCATGTTTGGCCAGCAAGGCAAGGAAACTACACCATAGAAGATGATATGGATTATTTTCGTGGTAAGTGGGGATTTTACTTTAACGCTTATGTAACTGGATCAGATACTGACGGAAGTCGAATATTATTCCCAACAGGAGCTGTAAAACTATCAGGACCTACGGCCGGAGAAGCTACAGTACTAACTTCCTCTTTTGCACAATTCTATGCAGGAGGTATATCTGGATCTAATAAAGTATTTATACATGAACCTTACCGCTCTGCTAGCTTCACTGCTACTGGATCAGCTGGGTTTATACTTAAGAAGTGGGTAACAGGTAAGAAATGGAATTCAGGAACTTCTACTTTCTCACCGTTTAATATTAACAATCCTACATACTCTACAAACGATTTAATCACAATACCTTACAGTAGTAGTTTAAATACGTTTTATGCAGTCTTCGAAAGAGATTGTACTTTAGATGTTACAGGAAAAGATTGTGACCTTAAGTTTGAAGCACGTTATATTGCTCAATACACACCAACACCGACTAGTACAGCAACTCCGACAGGAACTAGTACATACACTCCTACATCAACAGCAACTCCTACTGCTACACCAACATACACAGGAACAAACACAGCAACTCCTACTGCTACACCAACATACACAGGAACGGATACTGCTACACCAACAGCAACCCCTACTCCAACAGATACACCGACAGTAACACCGACAATAACACCAACGGCTACTGCAACTCCTACTATAACAGAAACACCAACAGCAACTCCGACAGCTACAGAAACACCAACAGCAACTCCTACGGCTACATCTACAGAGACTATTACGTGTAACTACTACACGTTTATGGCTAATCAAGGATTTAGTGCAACAGCTAACTGGACAGATTGTGGTGGAGTACCTCGTACTCAGTTTATGAATCAAGGTGATACGTTAACAGTTTGTGCGTTAAGTAGCCCAGCACCATCAGGATTACCTGTTTACTCAGGAGGAGCTTGTATATCAACTGCCACTCCAACATATACACCAGGACCTACTGCAACCCCTACAGCAACTGATACATACACACCAGGAGCAACATCAACTCCTACAGCAACATCTACTACAACACCAACAGCTACTAATTCAGCAGCTGGAACTTGTTATAGAACGCAAATTAGTGAGTTTAACCGATCACAATATGTATCAGGTGACGTATATGTAAGATGGAACGATCCTTATACAGGATACCAGCAAGACTTGTTAGCTAACTTAGCTGGATATCAATTCGAATCAGGAGGTGATTACGTTTATAGATTATGTTCTACTACAGTACCAAGATACGCACAGAATACAGGAGGCGGTATAAATGAAATAGTACTTCCAGAAAACTGGGAAGATCAACTAAGCCAGTGTTACTACGAAACTGATTGTTCTTTGTACTTAGTAACACCGACTCCGACAGCCACACCAACTCCTACAGGAACTCCAACAATAACACCAACAGCCGGTGTAACATACACTCCTACAGCAACAGCTACAGGAACTTCTACATCGACTGGAACTCCAACATATACACCAGTTCCTACTTCTACCCCAACAGCAACACCTACGTACACGCCAGGTAGTTGTTACCATGTAGAATGGACACCAGCAGAATACTTCTTAATACCTCAAGACTTACTTGTAGGGTATAGAAGCCCGATAACAGAAACATTTACGAAAGTATCGATAGATACGTTCCCAATCACATACAACGGAACAACTGACACATACATAATGACTGTATGTTCTCAAGTAACTCCAACATGGTGGCAAGGTCAAAACCAAACAGTTTACGATCCAGAATTTATATCTGATGGGGGTACTTGCGTATACGATAGTGAATGTAGTGTAGCTGGTCCAACACCAACACCAACAGCTACTCCGACATCAACAAGTACTTATACACCGGGAACTACACCAACTCCTACATATACAGGAACTCCTACGTATACAGGAACAGTAACACCAACCTACACAGGAACTCCAACATACACTCCTACTGGAACTCCAACATCAACGTTTACATTAACTCCAACACCAGGAGTAACGTATACACCACCGGCACCATCTTCAACATGGTACCCAGTTACTTTATACTTTGGAGTGACAGGAGATAATACAGCTGCATGTTGTGGAACAGATCTAGTAGGATCATTCTATATTAACGATCCGGTATTTACAAATGCAACAGCAATATCTTCAACATCTGATGGATCAGGAGGTGTAACAGACGGAACATACGGAGAAGGCGGTGGCGGATATGCACGAGGAGTTGTTAACAATGCATTCTACGGATCAAATTACGGATGCTGGCATATAGAATGTCCATAAAATATAAAGATAAAGTTGATCTATTTATTAAAAAGCGTTATATTAATTAAATAAACATGGCACAAACAATACAAATAACGGGGACGTCGATAGGAACTGATGCAGGTCCTTTTAACATCTACCATACTTCTATTAGTCCGGTTAACCAGATTGGAAGTACTGGATACACAAGAGCACAAGTTCTTGCCGGTATCCTAATACCTAACGTACCAGATGGTGCAAGTACATTTTATTTAGAAAGCTCAGGAATTTGTGCAAATACAAATTCTACTTATTTGATTGTACCAACAGCAACTCCTACAGCAACACCAACAGGAACTGCTACCCCTACAAGTACTTCAACAGCTACACCAACATCAACATATACCCCAGGTTACACTGGGACTCCTACATATACAGGAACGGCAACACCGACAACTACGGCTACACCGACAATCACTCCTACAACTACTATAACTCCTACAATAACTCCTACAATAACAGGAACACCAACAATTACTCCTACAACCACTGAAACTCCTACATATACGCCTACAGTAACCCCGGGAGCTTGTTTCAATTATGAATACGGACCTGCAATGTCAGGATGTACTATATACTGGACAGATTGTAGCGGTGCATCGCAATCAACATTTGTTAGCGTAGGTAACTACTACACTGTAGGATGTGCTCAAGAAGGTACTTTAACAGGTTGTGGGCAGTTTACTAAAGGATCAAGCTGTACCTCACCTTCAGCACCAGCTCCATCCCCACCAAGCGGCGGCGGAGCAGGAACACCAGCAGGAAGTCAGTACGACTGTTTAGGAGGAGTTTGTACGCAGGTAGTAAGCGGTACGTACAGTGACTTAGCTTCTTGTCAGAATATGTGTACTGGCGGTGGCGGCGGTGGATGTTTCATCGAAGGAACTAATGTTACATTAGCTGATGGAACTACAATGCCTATTGAAAATTTAGCTGCCGGAGCAGTATTAGCTTCATATAACATAGATACATTACCTTTATACAGTGATGATAATACAGTGTTAAATACGTGGTCTAGCTTAGCAGTAACAGGAACTTCTGCAACAGCAACAATTCAAAATATAGAACCTTTAGAAGTAACTTCTATTATAGTAATTAACAACTTACTTAAAACAACACCTAACCATAGACACTTAGTTAAATCTGATGATATTTGGTCATTCAAACAAGCTGTAGATGTTAAAAGTAGGGGATTACTTCTTAGACAAAGATAATAACGAAGTTGAAGTTACTTCAGTAGATGTAGATAATAACAACTACACGGTTTATAAGCTAGATGTAGAAGATTTAGATGTATACTACGCAGAAGGAATCTTAACACACAATAACAAAAACTTAACACCAAACGAGTAACATAAAAAGTGGCAACCAGAACTCTAAAATTTAAAATAACTACTGCAGGCTCTACAACAGGGCCTTTCAGTATTTATTCAAATGCAGTTTCTCCTTCAAACCTTTTAGTTTCCGGAGTTACTAGAGCTCAGCTGGCCGAAGGTTATTACTTAGAAGCAGATCAATTTATTTCTACATTTGTAGTAAAGAGTACAGGAAAATGTTCTACAGAAGAGATAGTTACTTTCCCAATTATAACATATACCCCTACAGCAACACCAACCGGTACTCCGACTGTTACACCTACTTCTACAT